AAAGGATCACTTTACCGTATCGCTCGCACAGAGACCTCCAGAGCGTACCGTGCGTGGCTTGGAGCAGGCGACAGGGACAAGATGATTGCTGACGGGCAAGAAGTCCTCCAGAGGCTTACTAGCATCATTAGAGAGGATGCCTATGATGAACACATTACTCCTCGAGGGGACAAGATTGACAAAAAGGTCGACAACAAAGATGTCTTGAAAGCAATGGAGCTTCTTATGAAATCATACGGCATGTTGATCGAAAAGCAAATTGAGAAGAAAGAGCAAGTCATTATAGTTGACATTGAGAGCGACGAGGAAGATGACGAAACTATTGAGGTTGTAAGCGAGCAGTAAAATAAAAATAAAAAGTTTACTCAAAATGCTTGACTTATATGTACGAGTTATGTTAGAATGTAAGTAGATGAAAGAGAGGACTTAACCCTTTTAGGGATAATCAACCTCAAGTAATCCTTCCTCCTGGGGTTTCCACTTTCGTGGATTCCTTTAAGGGTTCTCAATAAATTAAAACCTGGCTGATGTATCGATACGAGCGAGCAGACACTATATACATTGAGAGAACCCTTAAAGGGATATACGAGTGTCCCACTCAAGAGTCTTTTTGTCAATATGATTTTCCTCCTCCCTTTTTGGGAACTAGAAAGGTTTATCCCCTCCCTCCGAAGCCCTTGTGTCCCCTCTCAAGGCAAACACCTTTCTAGTTTCGAGAAAGGAGAGATACAATGGCAGAACCTCTAAAGATTGTCTTCAAAAAGAGATTCTTCAATGAAGTTTATCTCCCCACTCTGAACAACACCAATCGTTTACTTCTCTTTTTTGGAGGGGCTGGAAGTGGAAAATCTGTATGGGCATTCCAACGACAGGTTATTCTTTATCTTAAAAGTCCTGTACCTCGAAAGTGTTTGGTTGTCCGTAAAGTAGGGGCGACTATTCGAGAATCTGTTTTTGCTGAATTGAAGAAAACCCTCTCAAGCTTTAACATCCTCGACCTCTGTAAAGTATCAGAGTCAAACTTCACAATTACACTTCCAAATGGATCACAATTTATTTTCAAAGCACTTGATGACCCTGAGAAGATTAAATCTATTTCAGGCATCGATGATATCATGATAGAAGAAGCTACAGAGTTAACCCTCGATGATTTCTCTCAGTTGAATCTTCGGCTACGTTCTCGTAAGCCAAATAACCAGATAGTAATGATGTTTAATCCAGTAGCCAAAACCAACTGGATATACAAGCGTTTCTTTGAAGGTGACCCCGAACTCGTTGATACCTCCATTGTTCACACTACTTATAAGGATAACCGATTCCTTCCTACATCTTATATAGATGCCCTTGAAGATATGATGCACTCCAATCCTACTTACTATAAGATTTATGCATTAGGAGTATTCGCCTCACTCGGTAAGTTAATCCTTACTAATTGGGAAGCTAAAGAGTTCAACCACTTTGATCTCATGAAGAAAGGATTCGTCTCACGTTTTGGAATGGATTTTGGATTCTCCGCTGACCCGTCTACTTTGGTTTGTACCTTCGTAGATAGAGCAACTAAAACAATTTATATCTTTGATGAGATGTATCAGAAAGCTATGACAAACGTTGAGATATTCGAAGAGTTACAGCTCCGTGGGTATGTCAAGCAGGAAATCATTGCAGATAGTTCTGAGCCTAAAAGTATTGAAGAACTCAAACGATACGGAGTTAGAAAGATTAAACCTGCACGGAAGGGAAATGATAGTGTGCTTTGGGGGTTGAACTTCCTCCAAGGGTACAAGCTTATCGTTCACCCTCGATGTGTCAACATGATAGAAGAACTAGAAAACTATGAGTATCAAAAAGATAAGAAAACTAATGAGTATCTTAATAAGCCGATTGACTCATACAATCATCTTATAGATGCTTTACGTTATGCCATTGAACCAGAAATGCCTTCTAACCGTATGAACACTATGGAGAAAGGCGCATTAGGGTTCGGTATATAAAATTAGAAGAAAGGAGAATTCGTATTGGCTATCGACTTACAAGATTACCGTTACAATTATTACGCCCCTGTAGTGTTTACCTCCCCTCGAAAGTATTACTTAGCAGATAAGAAAAGCTTGAGAGAAGTCGTATCTCAAATTGTCTCACATGCTCCTCGCCAAGAAGAGTATAAAACTCTAGAGAAGTACCACCGTAATATTACAAAGATAAACACAAGAGTCTTTGATGATGACACAAAGCCAAATAACCGTATCGGACATCCCTTTGCAGAAGTAATTGTAAACACGGCTACTTCTTACTTTACAGGCGAACCTATACAGGTCTTATTTGACAACAAGGACAGAGAGAAAGACCTCAAACGTATTCACTACTTTAATGATGTCGATGACGTTAACTCTGAGCTTGATAGACTGTCTAACTTGTATGGACATGCTTATGAGTTCCACTGGAGAGAGAAAGTACAAGGAAAACCCCTCCCACGATTTATCCCATTAAGTCCCCTCAATTGTATTGTCTTCCACTCTATGGAGATAGATGAAAAACCTATTGCGGCTGTTGTCTGGAGTGAGCGTGTAGATGAAGCTACAAAGATAAAACATTTCAGTGTTACTCTTTACGATGAAGTAACTGCTACTAAGTTTTCATTTACTCTTAATGGAGCTAGTGAGGTAGATATCGGACAAGGAGTAGATGAAGCTCACGGAGTTGGATACCTTCCAGTTATTGAGTATTTAAACAATGAAGACAGGGCTTCCTCTTTCGAGAAAGTAATCCCTTTAATTGACTCTTACAATGTTGCCATATCGGATACAATCAACGATGTTGAATACTGGGCAGATAGCTATATGGTTCTTACTAATATGACAGGAACTGACTCTGAAGATATCGCTCGAATGAAAGCCAACCGAGTTATGCTTATTGATGGTGACGGCAAAGCAGAGTTCCTGCAGAAAAACACAAATGACAGACACTTAGAGAATATCAAAAATAGACTTACTCAAGATATTCACAAGTTCGCTCAAGTACCAAACTTACATGATGAGCAATTTGCTACTAACTTATCTGGTGTAGCTATTCGGATGAAGATCAAAGACTTGGAAGACAAGACATCTGCCAAAGAAAGAAAGTTTGAAAAGTCCCTCCGTAAACGATATGAAATTATCTTCAACTTCCTCGATAAAGTTTCCCTCGATAAAACAGACGACTTTGTCACTTTCGTATTCACACGAAACATTCCTACAAACTTAGTTGAGATTGCTGAAATGGTTTCTAAAGCTCCAGAAGGTTTATTCTCATACAAGACTCTCCGTACAATGTTCCCAATGGTTCGCTACGTAGAAGCTGAAGAGGTTAAACAAATTGAGAAAGAAGCTGAAGAGAAAATGTCTGCTGAAGCAGGTGCCAATCCTTTCAAAGCTAATCCTTTACAGCCGCCTCAAGGTAAAGAAGTTGCACAACCTCCAAAGCCAACTGAAAAGACCCCACCACCTACAAAGTAAAATCACTACAAGGAGTTGACTATCAATGTTATCCAAGAAGCAACAATGGCTCATTGATGAGTCACTCAAAGTTCATACCTCGATAGATGACAACTTGGAAGAATGGCTCTTAAAAGCTAAAGCTTCATATGACAACATCAATGATATTCTTATCTCCGAGTTTAAATCATTAGAGAAAGAATTCTCAAAAGGTAAAATCTCAATAGAGCAATTGAGAGCAAGATTCTCCTCCCTAGCATTCCAAGCTCAACAGAGAACACAAGAGATAGGAATCGAACTTACAAATGCTTTACCTGAGAAGATGGCACAATACGCCAACTACTCATATGAGGAAATGAATAAGATTCTAATCTTAGGGGGCTTCACTCAGCTTCCTACTTTCGCAATAGAATTCTTATCAGGTTTTCAATATAGTGCCTATGACTTTCAAAGCTCAGTCTTCAAGTCGTCTATACGACTAGGGAACAAGCTCAACAAAGTCTTAGAAGAGGGACTCTCCAAAGGTTGGGGAATCCCTCAATATACGAAAGCTTTACAGGCGGCGGTTGCTTTTACTAACTATGAAGCTAACCGAATAGCAAGGACTGAAGTATCAAGGGTATCTAATGAGGGCGCAAAACGTTCATTCAAGGACTACGGCGTTCAAAAAGTCGAATGGCTTGCTACACTTGAGAAGAGGACTTGTTCACGGTGTGCGGCATTGCACGGTAAGAAATACCGTCTTGGAGATGAGCCTTCACTTCCATTGCATCCACATTGTAGATGCACATTAGTTCCGCTTCTTGACGGAATGTAAAAACTTTCAAGGAAAACAAAAAAACTACTTGGAAGGACTCTTAGAGGACTTCGAAAGGAGAAAACAAATGACAGAAGTACAAGTAACTTTAGAGCAGGTACAAGAATTAGTTCAAAACAATGAAGAGGTTCGCAAATCTTTACAGTCTACTCTTTTAACTCCAGAGGCATTCACTGCATTTATCGAAACAGAAGACGGTAAGAAAGTGATCCAACCTATCAAGGATTCATTTGCTTCACAAGCAATCAATGCTTGGAAAAATAACAACTTAGATAAGGTTCGCCAAGAGGCTATCTTATCAGCAAACCCCTCAGATACTCCAGAGCAAAAACGTATCAAGGAGTTAGAGTTACAGTTCCAAGCTCAACAAGAGAAAGCAATCTTTGCAGAGCAAAATGCTTATGCCTTCCAGTTAGCTAACCAAAAAGGAATCCCAACTGAATTAGCTTCACGCTTCGTAGGTAAGAACGCCGAGGAAACTCTGATGGGCATTAACAGTCTAGATACAATCTGGAAAGCAGCTTTACAGGTAGAAGCTGAGAAGCTTATGGGACAATCTCCTCGTGGTGCAATGCCGGACTTTCAAGACAAGCAAGCTCCTGCGACACCTTCAAAGAGCTTTAAAGAGTTAAGCAATCAAGAAAGAAACTACTTGTATACACATGACCGTGCTACTTATGAGAGAATGAAAGCTCAAGGGTAAGCTAACAAGCCGCCTTTGGTGAGACTCCAAGGGCGGTAATAAATCTAAACAGAAAAGGATGATTAATACATGGCAATCAAAATTAAACCTTCAGCGACTGGTTTTTGGGATGTAAACGGGACAGGCATTACTGGCTCTACAGATACACAAGATGTGAAAGCAATTATCCCTCAAGTCGTAGCCGACTCTATTGAAGCTAAACTTATCGACTTAATTAAATTTACACCATTAGCAGATGTCAATACTCAACTAGTGGCATCAGCAGGTATGTCTGTATCTTACCCTACATGGGAATACATTGGAGATGCTGCTTTCTACGATGAAGGTGCTGACGTGTTACGTGAAGAAATCAAAGCGGCTTCAAAATCTTTCGTAGTTAAAAAGATTGCTAAAGACATCCAAATCACTGACGAAGCTTTACTGGGTACTAACGGTGCTGTATCTAACGAGATTGACAGCCAACTAGCTAAATCTATCGCTCAAACAATTGACAAAGATGTGCTTGCACGTTTACGTGAATCTAAAGCATCAGCAGGTGGCGCAACTGACCCTGTTAAGATTCCTACTGACACAGTTGAAATCACTCAAGCAGGTCTTGCATTATTACGTGTCGCTTTCGGTGAAGACATCGA